TTAAAATAAACTAATAGATCATCAAACTTAACTATTGTATATGGTATAAAATAATGTGCAGGTGTATTATCTGAGTATCTAACATCCATATGTTGAGCACTATCAAACATTTTATATTCACCAATAGAAGCAGTAGAAGGTAAAGAACTTTGTGCATTAACATAATCATGTGTTAAAATACCATTTTGGCTTAAATCATAATACGTTCCATTAACTTCTATAACATCATTAAATTGTAATTCTGCTGCTCTTGTATCAGTTTTAAAAGAAATAATTTTATTACTTCTAGATTTATTCATTAATACACTACCCACTCTTTGGGCTTCAACATTAGTATTTAAAAACTTTATAGATATATCTTTAGCTAATTCAGGCTCATTAAAATATGTATTATCATAATTTAAAAATACTTGATCATCTTGATAATTCTCAGCTTTAGATTTAAACTTTAAAGTCATTTCATTTATAGTAGAATTAAAACCATCATTAAGTATAGTAACACCACCATACATATTAGTATGATCAAATATCTTTTTAACTGTATCAACTTTATCTGATATCATTTGAAATTGTCCTAAAGTGTAACTGAACATAGATTGTGAATTATTAACTAAATCTGAAATATTTAAATCTTTATCATCACCTGTATTAGCATAACCATTTGATTGATATTGTTTACTACTAACTGATGCTCCTTCAGGATCATTATGTGTTACTAAAGTTTCACAAAATACTTTATGATCATAAAATGTTTGTAAATCAAGATCATTATCATATATAGATTGACCACAACCATAAGTATAATGTGTTAAATAATCTATTAAACATTCAGGTGGACTTTGTGAATAGTCACCACAAGCATATGCTTTGATACTTATTGGTAATGTAGCAGTTAAATATTGTTGTCCACTTTCATATGTATATGTTGGTTCAACTCCATTTGAATCTGTACCATGAGTAGAACTTCTAAGTCTTCTTTGACCAAAGTCTTCAATACCTTTATTTGTATAAAATGAAGAATATGGTAATATAGATTGATGAAAATCTAAAGCAAAAGCATGTTCACTTACAGCGTTAGGATTGGTATTATTAATTGAAAAACGATTTATTAATCCTTGTGTTACTAAAGGTAAGAAATAATAATTATCATATCCACTATATTGATAAGTATATTTTACCCAAACTCTACGATAATCATCTCCATAAGCCGAATTCTCAGCAGTAGATTCACTATAATTTCTTCCCATATTTTTAATATTTAAACCATTAAGAATACGTCTTCCATCATCTGGAACTGGCGGTTGAAATGTAATATAATTACCAGTTGTATTATCTTTATATTGTTCACCTGGTTGTACAAAATCAAATTCTACTTCACCATCATCATAAGATGCTTGATTACTAATATTGCCATTTTTATAATCTTCTATACTCTCCGACATATCATCACCAATATCTATAATTTCATATGTACCACCTGTACCTATTAATGCTTGAGGTAATAAATAACTTTCATTATAATTATAAGCATCGTAATCTTCATAACCAGTAATTGATGTTCCCTCATAATCACGCCAGAATACACTTGTAGAAAATTGAGTAGGATCAGGTAAACCTATATCAGTTATACCATCTTTAGGTGATCTACCAGTTAAAGAAAGATCACTATTAAGTGTTCTAACTATTCTACCTTCAATTTCAAAAGCTAACTTACTTGTTAAACCTGTAACTCCATCTTCTCTATCATAATTTAATTCACAGTAAACATAAGCAACATCAGGCATAGTTCTAGTATCTGCATCTGCAGCCCACTTAGTACTAAAAGCTTCCATCTCTACGCATCTTCCACCATAAGGATATCTAACAATTTTTAAATTACCATTTAACCAAGCATCATGTGATCCATCTGGATGTATACCATCTGTAACATTGTTACCTGGGTAAGTTCCTATTACCTCTTCAGTACCACCATAAATATCTTCTGTATCAAATACTAATTTATAGTCATCCCAATAAATATCATTTATAGCTTTAATAGGTCCTTCACATAAAGTAATTATAAAACCCATTTTTTTATTATCAGATGAAATATCAGCATATATAATTGAACCGTGTACTCTATCTTCTCCATACACAACAGGTAATTTATTTGAAGGATCTGAAGGTATTCTTTGCTTAACCCCAGGATCTGGTGCTGAACCTCCATTAGCCGATGCTGCTCCAGGAGGAGCCTCAGGACCGAATAGCTTTTGGGTAATATAAGAAACTGCTAAGGATAAGGCAAACCTTATAATCATTCCTTGAATACCTGGTGCTATTGCTGCTGCAATAATAGGTGCGGCTACTGCCATAATTTATCTCCATTCATAAGTTTTTTCAATAAGCCTGTAACCTAATTTTTCAAATTTAATATTTGTTTTACCAGGTAAGCAAGCCATGAGAACTCTGTCAATTTTGTTTTGTTGTTTTAATTTTGTATATTCTTCTTTGTATAATTTATGCATTCTATAAAATGCTGAACCGTTTCTTTTATCTTTATGCACCCAAGTAACAACAGTTACAAGTTCTTGCATAGCAGTCCAGATATTGGCATTAGATAAACTTATTATGCACCCTATAATTTTATTATCTTCTTCTGCAACAATAATCATTCCTTTTTCGAAACATAAATCAATTAAATTTTTGTAATACTCATCAGTTATAATTAAACCTTTTATAGACATATCAGGAAATTCTTTAACTGCTTGTATTATTTCTTTTATACCATCTTGGGTATCATTTTTATTAGCCATTCTTATATTCATATTACATATCCTTTAATATTATTGATGCCCAATATTCAGCATCTTTAGTTGTAACTTTATAATTATATTTTTGTGGTTTTATAAACATCTTATTAGTATCTGCAAACCTTCCCTCTTTTATAGTATCCATCCAAACTATATAATCTGCAGGGAATAAGCTTCGGGCTTCTGGCGTTGGACAAACAAAGTCTGCTATAACATTGCCTTTTATTCTTTTAGCAAAATCAAACATTCTCTTTGCTTGTCTTATTCTTCCTTCGTTAGAGAAATCCCAATCATTAGCTTCTTCTCTAACTTCATCAGCATTAAGCCTTTTTGCATTTATTAATAATGCTAATTTATTAGCCAAGGTTGTTTTACCAGACCCTGGAAGTCCCATTATTAATACTATCATTTAATCTTTACCAAACTTAGGGTTAAAAGTAGCCATAGCAGCTACAAACTCCATTGATCTATCACCTACTGAAGATCTTTTAAATGAACTATCAGATGTATATCTACCGTTTGTACTACCAATAATAGTTGATAATATATTTTTACATTCTAATGATATTTTAACTTTACCTAACTCCATATTTTCTTCAGAAACAGAATGAGAGTGTATAACACCCTTCCACTTTATGTATGTGCCAATAGTAGCTTCAGTATCCATTTTACTTAATAAAGTATCTTGATCATTTATCCAACCTTGATAAATAGTTACAATACCACCAATACCATTATACTTTTTTAAAAGTGGTATAATTGTATTTGGTACACCATTTAGATCAATAGTAATTTGATTAGTTTTAACATCTTTAGTTTCTTCAACAGCAGTTAAATTTAAAACACCCGCTGAAGGATATGTTTTAACTTCACCATAACCTTGTAAATCTTCAGTTATTATTCTTGAAGATGTATTTAAAAACAAAGCATTTTTAACATCACTATCTGGTTGTACAACAACAAACTGAATAGGATATCCACCCTCAGCTTTAAGATAATTATTATTAATTGCTCTAACCATTATAAAACCTCCGCAAATTTAAATGTATTATATTTATATAAATTCTTATTTTCATCCTTGGGTACAATTGTTACAGCTGGCTTATTAGTTAACATTAACTTCATATTAACATCAGGACCCATAAATATATTAACATCACTAACAACAACACTTGATGCAGCAATATTATTTAATTCAAATAGAATTTTATTAGTTGTAGATGATGCATCATTTAAATGTTTATAAATTTCTTTATCAGCATAATTAGTTGAAGTAAAAGATGTAATACCATTATTAGTAATAGTAAGTACTTCAAATGTAAAATCATCAGCTTCATTATTATCCATATCAGCAACATCAATAGTTATAACATCACCAACTCTTGCATTTTTACTTGGTGTGTTAGTAGTAACTGAAGTAATAGCACCAGAAGAATCTACTTCTATATCAAATGTACCAACAGTACTTAAAGTATTACTACTTGTACCTGGAACGTCTGTATGAATAGTTTCTGTTCTATCAATATCAGCAGCTGAGAAAGTACCTACAGTATTAATTGCACCTTCTTGTACAGTAACAAAATTAAGTGTTGTTGTAAGGGCTGCAGTACTAACAGATTCTATTCTTCTTGTATTTGCTCTTAAAGGTGCATCAACTAATGTGTTTATAAAATCACCAGCAGAATATGTAACTGCAGTATTTTGAATTGTAATACCATTAGTAATTAAAGTTGAAACTACATCACCAGTTAAATTAATAGGATTATGATTTACAAGTTCTGTACCAGTAGGTGTTGTATATTCTAAAAAACAACCTTCATAATCTAATCCCCATGTAATTTCAAAATAACCAACATGATTAGATACAGTTTCTCCATAATCTTCAGGGAAAGCTTTTACAGTTAAGTTTGTTATAACACCATCAGTTTTAAGAATACTATTAGATGATGCTACTTCAATTAAATTCTCAAGATAAGTTATAATTTGTTCAGCTGTATGTTGTGTAGAAGGTATAGTTATTACTAAAGGATCACCATTACTATCTAAAGCAGTATTTCCATTAGCTAATTTTATAGTAATAGCACCATCTTGATATGCAGTATTAAAAGCATTAACAACTGTTTCATTAGTTAATGTTTGTCCAATCATAGAGACATCTGTTAATTCTGCTCTAAGATTTGGTGTAGTAAAATTAAATGTAAATACACCAGTAGCAGAACTACCTGAGTATGATTTACTATATACTACTTGACCTAGTTTATTATTTTGTAAATTTTGTGCATCAGTTATATTATTATCATTAGATGTTCCTGATATACAATCTCCTATAAAGCCATTAACATGATAATTAGATCGTTTTCCAAGTGGTATAATTAATTTTATATCTGTACCATCATCATAAGTTGATTGAATGCCTGATGTAGCATCTTTAAATATTATTATACCTTCACTATTATTAGCACTAGTTCTTACAGGGCCACCGTATAAATCATATGATACTATTTCATATTCATCAGCTGAACCAGTAACTATATAATATCTATCAGTAGATCCAACAGATGTAACTGGTAAACCAACACTACTTAATAAAGGTGTTGATAATCTAACCTTACATGTTCCTGTACTTGAAGA